AAACTTGAAGAACAAAAATTAGAGAACGGCACAAGAGTAGAATCTGAGTCGTTTGAAAAAGGTAAAGAGATATTCATTCTTACAGATGATGAAAAAGTTGCTATGCCAGTAGGTGAATACTTACTAGAGGATGGTAGATTAGTAGTTGTCGCTGAGGAGGGAATTATCGATGACGTTAGAGAAGTGTCTGACGAAGTACCACAAAAAGAAGAAGAATCTAAAGATGAAACTGAAGATCTAGAATACAAAGATGAAGAAATGAGAGATGATGGTGAAGAAGCTGCTGTAGATGACTGGTCTGGTATGGAAAAGAGAATTAAAAATCTTGAAGATGCTATTGCTGACTTAAAATCTAAAGTAGGTGAAAAGAATATGGAAGAAGAAGAAGAAGTTGAAATGGAACAAGAAGTTGCAAGACAACCAAAATCTAGAACAGTTAAAGAAGAATTTAACGAAGAAGTAAACGAAGAATTAAAAGAAGAATTATCAAAACCTGCCTCTGCTCCAATTAAGCATAGTCCTGAAGCTGGTAATAACAAGAAAGACCATTTTAGAATAGCTCCTAATAAAAGACCTACTACAATGGATTATATATTAAATCAATTAAATAAATAAAAATAAATAATTATGCCACAACCAACTATTACTACTACTTATGCTGGAGAATTTGCAGGTAAGTATATCGCTGCTGCTCTTTTGAGTGGTAACACACTAAGTCAGGGTGCTATCGAAATTAAGCCAAACATTAAGTTTAAAGAAGTTATGAAAAAAGTAGTTACTTCTGGTTTAATTGGAGATGACTCTTGTGACTTTACATCTGCTGGAACAGTTACATTAACTGAAAGAATAATCCAGCCAGATCAATTTCAAGTAAATCTTGAATTATGTAAAACTCCATTTGAATCAGACTGGGGTGCAGTATCAATGGGCTATTCAGCTTTTGATAACTTACCTCCTGACTTTTCAAGTTTCTTAATTGCTCACGTGGCAGAACAAGTATCTGCTTCAACAGAAAACAACATCTGGCAAGGTAACTTAGGTGGAGCTCAAGCTGGAGAATTTGATGGATTTACAACTTTAGCTGCTGCTGATGCTGACGTTATTGACGTTGCTGCTGTCGGTGGAGGTGTAAACTCTGGAAATGTAATTGCTGAATTAGGAAAAGTAGTAGATGCTATTCCAAGTACATTATATGGAAAAGACGATCTATTTATCTATGTATCTCAAAACGTTGCTAAAGCATACGTTAGAGCATTAGGTGGATATTCTGCAATAACTGACGCTAATGGTGGAGGAGTTGCAAATGGTATCGACAATAGAGGTACATTATGGTACGGAGGAAGTGAAAACCTATCTATTGATGGTGTCAAAATATTTGTTGCTAATGGTTTACCAAGCAACTATATGTTCGCTGCTCAGAGATCTAACCTATTCTTTGGAACAGGATTAATGTCTGACTATAACTTAGTTAAGCTAATTGATATGGCTGACATAGACGGAAGTAAAAACGTAAGAGTAATTATGAGATTTACTGCTGGAGTACAATACGGAATTGGATCTGAGATAGTTCTTTATTCTTAATAAATAAATTAACCAAAAATTAGGGTAGGTGGGTTAGTGCCTGCTTACCCTTTTTTATTAAAATATATAAATAATATGGCTTGTACATTAAATAAAGGGAGACTGTTACCGTGTAAAAGTGCCTTTGGTGGTATAAAAACGGTATGGTTTGGTGACTTCGGTGGATTAACTGGAGTAGTAGTCGGAGCTGATGGTGAAGTATCATCAATTACAGGAACTCAACCAGACTGGTATCAGTATGATGTAAAAGGTAATTCGTCTTTAGAAACAACTGTAACAAGTTCTAGAGAAAATGGTACTACTTTTTTCACACAAACATTAAACTTAACATTAACTTACCTTGACGCACAAACTCAGGCAGAATTGCAAATTATTGCAGTTGGCAGACCTTATGTAGTTGTTGAGGATTATTATGGAAATCAATTCTTATGTGGACTAGAAAACGGAATGGAATGCACAGGTGGAACTACCGTAACAGGAGCTGCAGCTGGAGATCTGTCAGGATTCACTCTAACAATGGAGGGAATGGAAGAAACAGCTCCATACTTTTTGGCTAGTGGATTAATTACACCTGCATCTGAAACACCAATTAACCCAACACCATAATAATAAATTATGAAAAATTAAGAGCATCCTTAGGGGTGCTTTTTTTTTGCGTTTATATTTCTACAAAATAACTTATTAAATACGTTATATAGGTAATGATAGTTTTAACAACATCTACATCAGCACAAGAATTTAAAGTCATACCAAGAACGTATGGTGCAGAATTTTCGTTATCTATTAGAGATGATAGTACAAACGTAACAACTGTTTATGAAATTAATAATGCTGTAACATCAGGTAATTATTTGACGTTTAGTCAAGCATTCAGCCCTGTATTAGTTGAAGGACATTTTTACGACATAAAATTATTTAGCGATCCGAACTTTTGGAATACAAATTACTTTTTATGGGAAGTTTATAATGAATTTTGGAATGTAGATACAACAAACATAGATACTATATTCAAAGATCGAATTTTCTGTACTGATCAAGAAATAGATCAAAGTGACAATTTATATTATGACGTTAATAAAAACCAATACGTTACAGACAATTCTTATAATAATGATTACATTGTAATATGAAAAATAGAAAAAGAAATAATTTAGGACAGTTTGTAAAAGGCTCAAAATCTGAAGTTAGTTTTGTAAATCTTAGTACATACACATCTCCTGAAATCGTAGAAGTACCAAACAAAGAGTGGGTAGGATATGGTGCTGATAATAATTACTTTCAGTTTTTAATAGACAGATACAATGGAAGTCCTACAAATAACGCTTGTATTAATGGTATTAGCCAACAAATTTATGGCAAAGGTCTAGGTGCAACAGACTCAGACAGAAAACCTGATCAATACGCACAAATGATTACGTTATTTAAAAAAGATATTGTAAGAAAGCTGTGTTACGATTTAAAATTAATGGGTCAATGTGCTATGCAAGTCATTTATTCTAAGGATAGATCTAGAATTGCACAAGTTGAGCATATGCCTATAGAAACTCTTAGAGCTGAAAAGGCAAATGAAGATGGTGAAATTCCTGCTTACTATTATTTTAAAGACTGGACTAAATTAAAACCTAGTGATAAACCTCTACGCATACCAGCTTATGGAATGTCAAAAGAAAACATAGAGATATATTATGTAAAACCATATAAAGCTGGATTTTACTATTATGCTCCAGTTGATTATCAAGGTGGATTACAATACTGTGAGCTTGAAGAAGAAATATCTAATTATCATCTAAATAACATTATGAATGGACTAGCTCCTTCAATGTTAATTAATTTTAATAATGGTACACCTAATCCACAGGAACGAGAACTAATAGAAGCTAGAATAGCTCAAAAGTTTAGTGGATCTAGTAATGCTGGTAAATTTATATTAGCATTTAACGATAATAAAGATGCACAAGCTGAGATCACACCAGTACAGTTAAGTGATGCACATAGTCAGTATCAATTTTTAAGTGATGAATCACAGAGTAAAGTGTTGGTAGCTCACAGAGTAGTAAGCCCTATGTTATTAGGTATAAAAGACAATACTGGACTAGGTAATAATGCAGATGAAATAAAAACTGCATCTTTACTTATGGATAATACAGTTATAAGACCATTTCAAGAGCTTTTAATAGACTGTTTTGATCAGATACTTGCATATAATGATATAGCTTTAAACCTATACTTTATTACGTTACAGCCTTTAGAATTTACAGACGTAGATAGAAGTGTACAAACAGATGAAGAAATAGAAGAAGAAACTGGAGTTAAAATGTCTTTAAAAAAGATAGATGGGCGTGAGGTTTACGAAACGATAGAAGAAGCTGAAGCTATGGCAGAGCAAATGGGTTGTCGAGGTCATCACGAACATAAAGACGGTGATAAGGTATGGTATATGCCTTGTGAGAATCACGAAGAAATGTCTATTGAATTAGGTCAACAAATTATAGAGAACTTAAAAGGTGAAGTAGTAGGTGATGATTGGGAATTAGTAGATGAATTGGATGAGGGTGAAAATATAAGTGATGAAGATTGGGCTAATATTTGTATTAAAGAAAAAAAGAACTTATTTCAACAATTAAAAGATGAAATTACTGCAAAACCTAGTGGCTTTAGTTATTTAGATTCTAAAAATTATAAAATAAGATACAAATATGCTGTAGGATCAAAAAAACCTAGCTCCTCAACTAGAGATTTTTGTGAGAATATGATGACTTTATCAAAAAGTGGAATAGTGTATAGACTAGAAGATATTGACAAAGCATCTAGAGATGGTGTTAATAAACAACTAGGACATAAAGGGAAGCCGTATGATCTATTTAAATTTAAAGGTGGCATATACTGTCGTCACAGATGGAATCGTGTGTTATATCGTTTAAAAGCGAATACTAAACCATCTGAAGATATATTAGATTATAAAAAAACTAGAGAAATACCTAAAACTTATATTAAAAATCCAAGAGGTACAAAAGAATCAGTAATTGCACCTGTTAATATGCCGAATGAAGGAGCATACCCAAAATAGAAAATTATGGCAACAGCATTATTTATAAATAGAACAGACCTTGTTAGAAATTCCATACTAGATGGAAACGTTGATACTGATAAATTCATACAGTTTATCAAAATTGCACAAGAGATTGATATACAGAATTATACAGGTACGGATCTATACAACAAAATATCAACATTAATAGCTAATGGTGAAATTGATGATGTAGCCAACGTAAAGTATAAAACACTATTAAACACTTATTTACAGCCAATGTTAATTTGGTCAGCTCAAGTTTATTACATACCATTTGCTGCATATTCTATAAAGAATGGTGGAGTATTTAAGCATAGATCTGAAACTAGCGACACGGTAGGAAAAAACGAAGTAGATTATTTAGTTGACAAAGCAAGAGAATTTATGGAGTATTATTCAAGACGTTTCATAGATTTTATGTCATTTAACCAGTCAGATTATCCTGAATATACAAGTAATACAAATGATGATATATATCCAGATTATGACGCTTTATTTAATGGATGGGTACTATGAGATATAAACCAAAGAAAAAAAACATTGAAAAACTAAAAACGTTTTTAAAGAAACAAGAAATTAAAAATAAACAAAATTATGGCAAGTCTATTTAACACAAGGATTTCAGATACTTATTCAGGATTAATCAAAACGATTGATAATGCTGCTATAACTGCAAGTCTAAAAGAAATAACAGATGGTAACGGAACTGGAACTGGCTTATTCGTAAATACTGCTGGTGATTTTAAAGTGAACTCTATATTAGAATTTGGATCTTTAAAAGATACAGGTGAAAATATCATCATAACTAAATTTGTAGATGCTGCAGATGGTATCAGTAATAATGATAACGATACAACAATTCCTACTACAGCTGCTATAGTTGATTATGTAGCTGCTCAAATCACTATTGAGGATTTAGATTTTATAGGTGATAGTGGAAGTGGTCAAATAGATTTAGATTCACAAATATTTGATATAGGTGGTACATCTAATGAGATATTAACAGTAGCATCTGGTCAATCTTTGACAGTTTCTTTAGATTCTGCAGGTGTTTATTTACCAGACAATTCAACTGCCATAACACAAACAGCAGGAGATAATTCAACAAAAATAGCTACAACATCTTATGTAGATACTTTAGACGCTGCAAGTGATCTAGATATTACAGATGGAACTAACACAGGTGATGTAAACTTAAATACACAATCATTAAGTATTTTAGGAACTACAAACGAAATAGAAACTGTTGTAAGTGGTCAAGGTGTTACTATAGGTTTACCATCTACAATTAATACAAACTTAGTTGGTAACGTAACTGGTGATTTAACTGGTGACGTTACTGGGGATTTAACTGGTAATGTAACTTCAACATCTGTATTATCAAACGGTGTGACAGCTACAACACAATCTTCAAGTGATGATTCTACAAAAGTAGCGACAACTGCTTATGTAAAAGGTTTAAACAATGCAAGTGATTTAGATTTTACAACAGATTCAGGTAGTGGTGCAGTAGTTTTAAATTCTGAAACATTAAGCGTAGTAGGAACAACAAATGAAATTGAAACATCTGGTACAGGTCAAGAAATACAAATAGGATTACCAAGTTCAATAAGCACAAATTTAGTAGGAAATGTTACTGGTAATTTAACAGGCAACGTTACAGGAAACGTTACAGGCGATTTAACAGGTAATTCAGCAGGCACTCATACAGGAGCAGTAATTGGAAACGTTACAGGAAATGTAACTGGAAATGTAACAGGAGATCTTACAGGAAATGCAGATACAGCTACAGCTTGGGAAACTGCAAGAGATTTATCTTTAACAGGTCAAGCGACTGGAACAATATCAAGTGTTGATGGTACAAACAATGTAAGTGGTGCTGTAACGTTAGATAATAATTCAGTAACAGCTAAGGTATTAACAGGACTAACATCACCCTCAGCATCATCTGTATTAGCTTCTGACACGATATTACAAGGTATCGGAAAATTACAATCACAAGTAAACGGATTAGCAGGTGGATTAAGATTTATGGGATCTTGGGATGCTTCTACAAATTCACCGGTATTAGGATCAGGTGGAGGAGAAGCTGCAGCTGGAACAACGACAGGAGTACAAGCAAATAAATTAATAGATAGTACACAAAATTTTACATCAACAGTAACAGTTGGCGATCAAGTTGTTAATCAAGTAGATGGATCAACAGCTTTAGTTTCAGGAATTGATAGTAATACAACACTTTCACTTGATACTGATATAATGATTAGTGGTGAAG